CATCGGTAGGGACCTCCCGGTGCACGACCTCGGGGATGTTCGGACCGCGGTGCTGACCCAGCTCCGGAAGTCCCTACCGATGGCGCACCCCCACCCCCATGCCTACCACTGGCACAACCACCACACCGACCACCACCTTCATGTGATGGCGCCTGGGGTCGTGGTTCGCTCTGGCGCTGGGCTCACGAAGGCCGACCCGGGCCACCCGCACATGGACACCCCGCCCGTCAACGAGCAGGCCGGCACCTCCAGCGACTACCACCGCTTCGCCATGCCCTACGGGTCTGTGGCCCCGGGTCAGCAGACCGACCTCTGGCACTATCCCCTCCTCCAGGATAAGACCAGCGAAGTCAACCAGCTCCTGAAGGACCACGGGTACAACCACTACTACGCGGGCGGGAAGTTCGGCCGCCCCGACCTCGCGAACCGGAACTACAACACTGGCCACCTGATGGTCTACGACCCTAGCCCCGGCTCCGGTGGTGACTTCGGTCACGAGGCCTACACGGATAACTGGCGGAAGGTTCACGAGCTAGCGCATGCACTCACGCTCCCGGAACTGAACGCCCAATACGGTGAGGGCCGGCGCATTGGCAAGCTTGGTACCCACCGGACCCTCCGGGAAGGTCTCCGGGCCGTGCACTGGGAGCACTTGGCCGCCCACAAGCAACGGGAGCTGATGCAGAAGGTCGGCGTCCAGGTTCCCGACCAGGCATTTAACCGCGAGTACAACACGGTGATGCACGATGCCATCCACCGGGCCGTCACCGGGAAGTTCAGTGAGCCCAGTCAGATGGGCTTCAAACCCTACAGTCACCAGATTCCCCTGGAAACAGGCCTTGGTATGGTCCGGGAGGCGGCCCACAATCTTGGTCTTCAGGGAATGCACGACTTGAAGAAGTCAGAGGACAACATGGCAGACGAGAAGATCTACGAGCCTAAGGAGTGGCGACAGGAACTTGCAAAGGCCCTCCGGGAGCGAGTCCAGGCCTACGGCCAGGAGATGCTCCGGCTCCGTGAGCGTGAACTCCAGAAGGCTGAGACCAGCATAGCTCCCGCTGCCCCGGCCCTGAACCCCATGGACAACTGCCCTCTCTGCGGTCAGCCTGACATGCCCGGCCAGTGCCGTTGCCTTCAGGGACCTGCGGCTGGTGCACAGCCGGCAGTGACCGTCAATGTCGTGCACAGCAGCCCCGATGTGGCCGGTGGTATGGAAAAGGCCGGCATGAAATGGGGCGTCTATACGCACAACCCCAACGCAGAAGGTGACCCCCTCAGTGATGAAGGTAACCATCACGCCAGGGATGTTCATGAGCTAGCCGTAAAGCTGGGCCACAAAAAGGGCCAGTACAAGGTCCTCGATGAAGGTGATGGCCAGAAGCACATCCTCAGCCACGACAAGACGCTGGGCCATGTTGTCAAGCCCATGAAGAAGGCCGATCGTCCCGAGGTCGTACCGCAGAACTCCCCCGAGGAAAAGAAGTTCCGCGAAGACAATGCTAAGGCTACTGCGGCTGGCAAGAGGGGTATTCCGCTCCCCCCTAAGGGTTCACCGGAACGAAGAAATCTAAGCCTGGCTCATGATCGTCCGCCCTTCAAGAAGGACGAGGTCGAGGACCGCGAGAAGAAGAAGATTGAACTGGTGCCCGAGGAGCCCGTCAAGGCCCAGGAGGGCAGCGGCGGCAAGGTCAGCAAGGGGCTCAAGAAGGGTGCCATGTCCGGCATGGCCCGCGCGCCCCAGGGCGCCAGCGCCCAGGCGGCGGCGGACGCCCACCGAGCTGTCGCGGTTCGGGCTCCGGCTCCGAAGGTCGCCCTCCCGGGTCCCGCGGCCCAGGCAGCTCGGGCTCAAGACATGGCTGCTTTCACGCCTCCCGGCAAGTTCGGTGGCGCCGGGGCCGGCCTGCCTCCGGCTGGTGTCGGGCACCTCAAGTCCCCGTACATTCCCGGCCTCAAGAAGGCCGGCCTGCCTGCCGCCGGCCCCAAGCCGGCCGCCATGCCGAAGCCTGCCGGCGGTGCACCTGGTGCGACTCCGAAGCCGCCCGGGACCCCCAAGCCCGCGGCTGCCGGTGCCATGAAGCCTCCCACGGCTGCAAAGCCTGCGGCCGCCCCGAAGCCTGCCGTCGGCCAGCCGGCGCTCAAGAGCGCTCCAAACCCGGGCCAGGCTTTCCCGGTTGGGAAGGGTGAGAAAGACCCCGTTCCTAAGCCGAAGGGTAAGAAAGACCCCGTTCCTAAGCCGAGGCCCGAGAAGTCTGAACTCACCAAGTCCATGGGTGACTGTCTGCTCTGCGGCGGACCCGAGCACTCCGGCGATTGTCAGGACACCTAATCTTTTCCGCAGTTGGAGACTGAACAATGGCCCAGAGCGTAACGACGGACAGCGGAACCCTCATCATCCCCGGTGCCTACCCCACCTGGAAGACCCAGGCGGCGAACTCCGGTCTCAGCACGGTCGGTATCGTCATGCTGGTCGGCGAAGCTGATGCGGGTGCCCGCTTCGACGCCGAGGATAGCCTAGAGGACGTGAGCTTTGGCTCGGACCAGCTGGCGGAGGTCATCTCCAAGTTCAAGTCTGGCCCCCTGGTGGATGCCTTCAACGCAGCCTCAGCGCCCAGTAATGACCCCAACATCACCGGGGCCCCGAGCCGTATCGTTCTCGTGAAGACGAACGAGAGCGGTAAGGCCAAGTCCGCGCTCACCATCCACGGTGGCGGTGACCTCGATGATGCGGACGGCAACGCCCTCTACCTGGCGGACAAGAGCTACGGCAAGCTCGGCAACCTGATCTACTACACCATCGACGAAGAGACTGCTGAGGTCGTCCCGACCACCAGCACCTTCACCTTCATCCCCAATGCCGGCACCGTGAACGCGGAGCTTCGGGTGAACGGTGGCGCCGCCCTGGCTCTGTCCCTGTCGGCCAACCGGACCCCGGCGCAGTTCGTGTCTGCCGCTGATGCCCTCTCGGGTGTCGACGCCGCCGGTGGCGCCAAAGTGTCCACCATCCAGGACTCGGTCGGCACCGTGGCTCTGTCCATCGTGAGTGGTAACGCCGTCCTCATCACCTACAGCGGCGTCTTCACGGCGACCCCGACTGCGGGCGATACCGTGGTCATTCCCAGCGGTTCCGTGATTCAGGGCGCAGGCAACGAGAACATCGGCGCCTACGTGGTGACGACTGCTACTAGCTCCACCATCAACTGCACCAAGCTGTCGGATGCCGGAGCCGGCGCCCCCACCCCTGGCACCATCACCGCCCCGGAGGCGGTTCTGGCGGTCTCTGTTTCGGCCACCGCGGATAACGACCTGGTCGACTACGGCAACGTGACGGTCACGTTGACCGCCGCGGACCCGCTCCAGGGCAAGGGCAAGGCTCTGGAGGTCGCTCAGCTGACCACTGGCACTGACCTCCTGGAGCGCTGCCTGTTCCAGCTCGGCACCACGACTGCCGTGACCTGGGTCTCGAAGACCGGAGCCGCCAAGCTCCTGACCTCGGCTTCCGAGTATCGGGTGCAGCTGAACGCCAACCGTCAGCGTGACAACGTCACCGAGGAGCTGGTGGCCGGCGGCGAGGTCGCCCTGAAGCTCGGCTACCTGGGTACCACGGCGACCGTCACCATCACGGACACCGCGCTGACCGTGACCGTGGTCGGCGGCTCGGGTACCAGTCAGACCCTGACCCTGAAGGATTTCCCGACCATCCAGGACGTGGCCACCTTCCTGAACAGCAAGACCGGCTACAGCTGCTCCGTGGGTACCGCGATTCTGGGCCAGCTGCCCAGCGCCGCCCTGGACAATGTGTCCGCGGTGGATGTCTGCTCCAGCTTCGGCGAGAAGCCGGGCCGCCTGAAGGTCGACGGCTACAAGTTCCAGAAGAAGATTGCCGAAGAGTCCGTGCTCGTCCAGGTCCAGGACGTGGACAACGTTGTCGTGGCCCCGGCTAGCGGTCTCCCGCAGCCCGTGACTGTCACCACCTACCTGGAGGGCGGCACCAAGGGTGGTACCGCTGACTCCGACGTCTCTGCGGCCCTGCTGGCTCTGGAGAAGTTCCGCGGCAACTTCGTGGTCCCTCTGTTCAGTCAGGATGCGACCGACGACATCACCGACGATGAGACCGACAGCGCCAGCACGTACACCGTCGCGGGCGTCCACGCCGCGACCCGTACCCACGTTCTGAAGATGTCCACCCAGAAGCGCAAGCGGCACCGTCAGGCCGTGCTCAGCTTCAAGGGTACGTTCAGTGCCGCCCAGGAAGTCAGCGCCAACCTGGCCAGCTTCCGGGTTCTTTGCACCTTCCAGGACGTCCGCCAGGTGGATTCCCAGGGCTCGATCAAGCAGTTCCAGCCCTGGATGGGTGCCGTCAACGCGGCCGCGCTCCAGGCCGCGGGCTTCTACCGGGGCATCGTCAAGAAGTTCGCCAACGTGGTTGGCGCCCTCCAGGCAGCTGCGGATTTCGATGACCAGGATGACACCGACGTCGAGAACGCCCTCCTGGCCGGCATGCTGGTCCTCCGCAAGGCCGAGACCGGTGGCTGGCACTGGGTCAGCGACCAGAGCACCTACGGCAAGGACAACGACAGCGTGTACAACAGCATGCAGGCTGTCTACATGTCCGACACTGCGGCTCTTACCGCGGCCCAGCGCATGGAGCAGATGTACGTTGGTCAGTCGACCGCGGACGTCAACGCCGCGCTGGCGAAGGCCGGCTTCGAGACCATCATGCTCGACCTGCTGCGCCTGAAAGTCCTGGCTCCCAGTGATGACGCCAAACGGGGCTACAAGAACGTGACCGTGAAGATCAGCGCGACCACGATGTATGTGTCTGCCGAAATCAAGGTCGCGGGGTTGATCTACTTTATCCCCATTAACTTCCTGGTGTCGACCGTTCAGCAGTCGGCGTAAACACCTGTAAGGAAAGAAGAAAATGGCTCCTCCGAAGATTTTTAGTGGTGCACGCGCGAAGGTCGGCATCATGGACCCGGTTACCGGCATCAGCAGACCCGTGGGCATCTTCAACAGCGTGTCCCTGGGGCTGACCTACGACGCCCAGCCGGCGTTCATCCTCGGCCGCTACAGTCCCGCGGAGATCGACTACGTGGCACAAGAACCCATCCCCGTGTCTCTGTCCGGCTGGCGGGTCTTCGACCACGGCGCCCACCTGGAGGCCCTGGTGCCGAGCCTGGACCAGCTAATGAACCACGAGTACCTGACTATTACCCTCGTGGACCGCCAAAACCCCAGTCGGGCCGTGGGTGTTGTCCGGGGCTTCCGGCCCACGGGCTACACGACCAACGTCAGCGCCCGGGGTCTCGTGGAGATGACGGTTAACGGCATGGGCCTGCTCCTGGATGACGAGTCCACAATCAACGCCGAGTCTCCGGGCGCCCTCAGCCTCCCGTAACCAGCCCCCCGATTTACCTGGAGTCGCATGGTCTTGACACTGTGCGGCTCTTCGTGTATCTAGGAGGAGAAACCCCAAAGAGAATCCGTTGTGATGGCTGTATGCCGGAGGAGCACCCGTGAAAATCGATATCGAGGCCGCTAACCTGGCCAAGCAGGAACTGGAGAAGATGAACACCCGCCTGCAAGGCAAGGCCTTCGGGGCCGTGGTTATCCGCCTCACGGACACCGGCCTGGTCCTGGAGCTGGTCGACCCCGACCCCGACACCTGGGATGTTCTCCAGAAGAGAATCTACGGGATTCCGCTCGTCAAAGGCTAGCCGTTATAGGAGAGATCATGAGACGTTGCACGGATTGCCGACGACCAGCTCTCTTCAGGAGCCGCGGTAAGAAGGCCAGGAGGAAGCTCCACAGCGACGACCAGCATGATCTCTGCTCGCGGTGTTACAAGAGCCGTCGGGATTCGGCTGTCAACAAGAGGATTCCCGCGAGACAGCCCCGGGACCCGCTGGTGGCCGTGGGCCTGAGACCGGATGACGACACCCTGGACAGCGTCGACTTCTTTGAAGAGAAAGAAGTCCTGGCTGCCCTCTTGACCGAACCCCGGATCTGGGCTAGTCTCAACGCCAGCATCATCACCCAGGAGACCTCAGGTGCCCGCTGACGCACATCCCTGCAAGCTCTGTGATAACCTCGTCGACTACCGGAACTGGTGCGATGGCTGCATGGCCTACATCTGCGACACCTGCGACAACCGGGTGGTGCTGGCCGCCGACCACGAGCCCGAAGCCCACGGTGGAGGCGGTCCCGTGAACGACCCACCGGAAGACGAAAACTGCCACTGGGAGGATGAATGACTACCTACTACGCTGCCGTTGTCCGTGACCAGGGAGTCGTCTGGGGCTCTGGAACATCCCGTACCGCGACTGCTCGGGATGCTGTCAAGTGGGGCTGTTCGGAGCCCGTGGATATCCTACCCTGCTCCAGGCTGGTGGTGGACATCGTGGATACCTATGGGGGCGGCGGTCAGGAGGTCAAGGACCTGCTCGACTTCACGGGGAAACGGCTCACCGTCAAGCCCCAGTACCGGCAGCAGGTGTTGATCGATCTCGATGAGGTTCTCCAAAGAGACTAGCCGTTATAAATAGTGTAGGAGAAAGAGCATGACAAAGCGCATCAAGAGAAGCGACATCACGGCAGCCATCGCCCAGGCGAAGAAGCTGAAGCTGAGCGGTCGCTCCGGGGTGGAGATCCTGGTCATCAAGTCCGATTACATTGACGCCGATCAGTGCGGCTGGATCCAGGCCCTGATTCGAGCCCAGCTGTCCGTGGATGTCCGGGAGCGGGTCTTCGTGCTCGTCATTCCCACGAACAATGACGCCTTTAAAATCAGCGTTGGAGCTAGCTAGAAAGGGTTCGAGTCGTCTCCCGCTTTTGGGGCCGTAGCTCAGCTGGGAGAGCACCGGCTTTGCAAGCCGGGGGTTGTCGGTTCGATCCCGACCGGCTCCACTTGACAGTCAGGAATGGTTCTGGTAGAAGGTCACTACAACCGAATAGCTGTGTCAGAGAGGTGGAAGGTACCAGAAGCAACTGGGCTCCCGTAGCTCAATTGGCAGAGCAACAGCAGGACCCCCTGGAGCTGCTTCCATGGTCAACGAGGCGTCAATGCACGCCTACAACTGGCACAGCAAGATTTCGGGCGGCAAACCAGGGGTGTCCGGGAGCCGCACCAGCGGATAGTGGGCTGGGATCCTAGACCGGGCCCGAAGTAGCTCTTCTTGTTGTACCACCCCAGCCAGGAGAACGGCATGTCTGAACAGAACGCGGTCATCGTCGGGAAGGTCAACTTGCCGGCCCAGAAGCCCCAGCAGAAGCCTCAGCGCCGTGCCCGGCCCCAGCAGCAGGAGCGGCAGAAGAAGAAGAAGATGAAGCACGCCGACCAGGGCGGGGAGGTCCGGGCCTCCAACCTCCAGCAGGCGGCTGAGACCCAGTGGCTCAAGGCCCAGCTGAAGCAGCTCCGGGACCGGGATACCAAAAAGGACGCCGTCATCGCCCTGGCTCGCGACCTCCGGAAGACCGACGGGGAGTGCGCGGAGCCCGCGCTCCTGGAGGCCTTCGACCAGGCCCTGGGCGACCTGGATGGCAAGTGAGCGCCTGGAACACCAGGGAGACGCCGCCTATCTACGAACTGGCCGACGACTGGGCGGCGTCTCCCACACCTCCAAGCCGGCCCCCGCGGCCGCCCCTGCTGTCGCCCCCGGCCTTCTACACGGCTACACAGGAACAGGGACACTGCTACATCTGCGGGACCAGCTGCCAGGAGGTTGCCGACTACGGGACCTGGCGGATCTGGCTCCATAAGTACTGCCACGGAGCCTACTGCCAACTACGGGACCGCCCATAGGTACTGCCCCGCGGCCTACTGCCGACCATAATCTTTGGTCGGAGAGGTTTTCTGATGGCACCCCTACAGCTGACCGGCGAGATGCTCGAAGCCCACGAGGACCGGATCCAGGGCCTTGAGCACGAAAAAGAGCGAATCAAGGGTCTAGAGGTCAAGTTCGACCACTTGACAGACCTGGTGAAGACTGGCTTCGGTGAGAGTAGGGAGCAGTTCAGGGGCATCACCGCCCGCCTAGACGACGGACAGAGGCTGTTCGGAGCCCACGAGGAAAGTCTTAGGTTACTTCAGGCTGGCGAGGACCAGCGTAGGGCCCGCGGGGCCTGGGTGAAGAAAACAGCCCTGGGACTAGTGGTCGGTGGTGCCGGCATCCTCGTCGGCAAGTTCGCAGAGGTCATCTGGAAGACCTTCTCGGGGATGTAGCGCCATGAACCCTATTGTCCGCGATAATGGCTACAGGTCCCGCAAGCTCTGGTTCGCGGTCGCCGCTGTCGCCGTCCTCTTCATTGCCTGGATGCAGACCGCCACCCACCCCACCCTGATTCCCACATTCGACACTTTTGTGGGTGGTCTTGTGGCTATCGTGGTCGCTCTGCTGACTGGCAGCGTGGCCACCAAGTGGGTGGGCTCCAAGGTGCCCGCGGATCCCAAGGTCAAGAAAATTGAAGAGGACGGAGAAGCCTAGCCGTTATAGGTAGGTGAACCCGCAGTTCGGAGGTCACCGGCCATGAAGTCTCTTTTTAAGCTCCTCTTCGGTTTTCTCGGTATCCCCGCCATTTCCTTGCTTCGGGGCTTCGTGGTCGCGAAGCTCTGGGCCTGGTTTGTGGTCCCGGTTTTCGCCCTGCCGGGTCTCAGCACCGTCGCCGCCCTCGGTATCGGCATGATGTTGGCCTATATCACCCAGAATACAGGCAGTAGGGAGGACGACCGCCCCACTCTCTCTTTCGCCTCCCAGACCCTGACCCAGGCGCTGAACTCGGCTATCGTGCTGGGCATCGGGTTCATTTTCTCGTTGTTCATGTGAGGACCTGGTGACAACCTCTTTCGCGTTCAAAAACATCAGTGGTTACGGTCGAGGCGATGTGTTCATCCTCCAGTACACGGTCAAGCTTGACAACATGGACGCCGATGTGAATGGACAGTTCCGGCTCACGCCGACGGGGCCCGGAAGGTCGTGAAGGCCCTCCAAGGCTGGCTGAAGACTCAGGAGAAGGTCACAGAGAAAATCGATGGCTGACTTCTGCCGCCAGTGCAGTCTGGAAACCTTCGGGAAGGACTCCCAGGAGTTGGCTAATCTCAGTATGCCCGAGGACACCGCCAAGAACATGTACCCCGTCGTCCTCTGTGAGGGCTGTGGCAGCATCCAGGTCAACCACCTGGGCGCCTGCGTCAGTCAGGACTGCCTGGAGATGGGGCATCCCGACACCTACCTGAAGCCAATTCCACGCCCGCACGACCACCCATGACCACCACCGCCCGGCTGGCAAATAAATGCCCTGAAGAGCACATTAACGCCGACCAGCTGCCCTCCAGGGCCTGGAAGCTGTTCCGGGTCCGCCGTGACGGCACCATGGGGTCGTTGTTCATCAACAGGCGCCAGATCCTGGAGCCCGGAAGGTGGATGAAGGCTGAGCCCTATCCGACCAGGGGCTATGCTTTCCGGCCGGGTTGGCACGCTACGGCCAAGAAGAGCGCTCCGCACCTCAGTAAGAGGGGCCGCGTTTGGCGTGAGGTCGAGCTGTCGGGCGTCCAGGTAATTGAGCGGCCGCGGGGCCAGGGCGGTACCTGGTACCTGGCGAAGCACATGAAGATCCTACCCAAACCCACCAGCCTACCAAAGTCCGGAAGAAAAGTCAAGACTTGACAACCGGTCGGGGTTTTGGTACGATGGCCCTGAACCCTGGAGGTGTACATGGCTCGTCTTGCCCGCTTCAAGATCTACGGTCGCTTCAACGGCGCCAGTGCCGCCACCGTCACCATTGACCGGTCTACGGACATCGTGACTGTGCGGCCTCTCCGGCGCCGGAAGACCTACGAGATGACCCTCGGGGGCATCGCGGAGATGATCATCTACAAGGTCATCCAGCAGGAGATCCGGGAGAAGAACAAGGACAAGAAGAAGCGCCGGCTCGTTCGCCGGGGTCTGCTGTGAGCCTGGCTTTTGTGCGCCAGCAGTGGCTCACCACCTATCATCATCCGCGCTGTTCCCTCTAACCGGTTTGACAAGGAAGATGCCCCATGACCAGACTTGAAATCGTTGCGCGGTTGGCTGCTGCTTTCTTCATGGACCCCAACGCGAACTGCACTATGGGACTGTCTGCTGAGGTCATCACCAATTTCTTCGACGTCGCCGAGCAACTGATGCGTGAAGAAAAGCGACGCAGTGTGGCCGACCTGATAAAAGCAGAGGCTCGTCGAGTGCCGAGGCCCGTGTGAAGGCGGAAGGGAGAGGCCGTGATGTCCATTCCGTTCAACCAGTTCCTTATCGTCGTCGGCTACAACCGGACACTGGCAAAGTACTCCGACAGGTCGAAGTACCCGATGGGCGACCCAGACCGGAACGTTCTCTATGGGCGCGTGTCTGCCGACATGGGGATGGATCCACCCGAGCCAGAGTTGACCTATGAAGAAATGCAGTATGTCGCACGGGCGGCGAAGATGGCGCTGGCGAAAGTGATAGCAACACGGAAGCGGCGGGGGAAGCGGCCGAAGCAGCTTGTGCACCGGGAGGTGCTGTGAACGTAAAGATCGACTCCCTGAGCGCCGAGGCTCTGTTGAAGATTCTCCAGGAGCTGCCTCCGAGCCGGCGTGTAAAGAATCAGGTCAAGCGCCTGGAGGCGGCGATGAAGCACGCCGAAGCGCTCCGAACCCACAAGGAGGATCGTCGCTTCCAGGCCTTCCTTCATGGAGGTCCACCCCGACTGGTCGGCCGACGAAGAGCCCATGCTGCCGACCTTCGGGGATCTGGTCAGGTTCGCGCCCCAGCAGAAGAAAAGAAAGAAGTACTAGACACCGGTCCCTGAACCTGGTACAAGGTCGTCAACTCTAACCCGGAGGCACCATGTCAGACCGCATCATCGACCGAGTGGCCAAGCTCCTCAAGCTCTCGAAGTCCGACAACGTCCACGAGGCTGCCGCGGCTGCCGCCATGGCCCAGTCCCTCATCGACCGCAACAAGCTGGACATTGCCGTCGTCGAGCTGGCCATGATGGAGGGAGACCAGAGTCGGCCCGCGGAGCCTGTGCAGACCTTCCAGGACCCGCTGTGTGCCCGTCCCCAGAAGTCCACCTGGGTTGGGCGCCTGGGCCTCCAGGTCAGCCGTGCCAACGACTGCGTGGCCTACTGGGCCGGCGGCGGCGCCATGAAGCTCATGGGCCGGCCCAGCGACGCCGAGACCTGCCGGTACATGTTCGCGTACCTGGTGAACGAAATCGAGCGCCTGACGGCAGCGAACACCCGCGGTGAGGGCCGGACCTGGAAGAACAACTTTCGCCTGGGAGCCGTGGACGCTATCACGGCCAAGCTCAAGGAGCAGCGTCGCCAGACCCGGGAGACCTTCCGCCGGGAGGCCTTGGAGAAGGCCGGCAGCGACTGCACGGCCCTGGTTCGTGTCGACACCGCCCTGGCCCGTATGGAGGCCCGGCTCACGGAGACCGAGGATTCCTACCGGAAGACCTTCAGCTGCCGGAAGACCTTCCGTAGCGCGAACGACAACTTCAACTACAACGGTGCCGCCCGGGAGGCCGGCCGCAAGGCTGGCGAGGGTATCGTGCTCGGTGGCCGAACCCGGGCCGCCCTGGGGGCCTGAACATGGACCGTGACATGCTTGACGTCCTGAAGCGAGAGGTCGTCGAATGACCACCTGGGTTCTGATTCTCTACGTGAGCCTCAACGTCTCTGATGGTGTCGCTCTCTCTACGGTCTCCGTGCCTGGCTTCCCTACCAAGGACGAGTGCCAGGCCGCCGGCAAGGTAGCGAAGGCCGAGTTTGGTGGAGGCTTGCTGTCCACGAAGAGCGCCTACTTCGTCTGCGTCGAGCAGACCCGGACACCGAAACCGATCCCCTGAAGTTGACACCCAACCCTGGACCTGATAGGAAGACGTCATGGCACGATGGCTTATCAACCCCAAAGGAAAACGGACCCTGACGGTTCGCTACGAGACCCGGGGCCAGGAGACGAACTGCGGCGACATCCGGGTGGATACCCCGGAGGCCATCGTTCTCGACTGGGTCCTCAAGCAGACCAGCAGCCAGCCCTGGGACACCATCCACTTCCGGGACGGCCGGGTGGCCACCCTGATGGCGACGGGGGCACGGTCATGAAAAGGCCGGGAGGGAAAGCCAAGTGAGCTTCACGTTCCCTAAGTCCAACCTGGACTGGCTCCGCGACCGGACCATCTTTCTGACCCGGCACGGCAGCCACGCCTACGGCACGAATACGCCGACGTCCGACGAAGACTTCAAGGGCCTGGCTATCCCGCCCCCGAAGTACTTCACTGGTTACCTGAACGTCTTCGAGCAGGCCGAGTTCAAACACCAGGTTGACGGCCAAGACGTGGTGATTTACAACATCACCAAGTTCTTCAAGCTGGCCGCAGACTGCAATCCCAGCATCATCGAGGTCCTGTTCACGGACCCCGGAGACCACGTCATCCGGACCCCGCTCAGCGACGCCCTTCTGGAGAGGCGAAATCTCTTCATCAGCAAGAAGGCCAAGCACACCTTCAGCGGCTACGCGACTTCCCAGCTGAAGAGGATGGGCAGCCACTACCGGTGGTTGACGAATCCGCCGGCAGTGCCACCGACCCGCTGGGAGTTCGGGCTCCCGGAGCGCACCGTCATTCCCCAGGACCAGCTGGCGGCTGCCCGGGACCTCATCAGAAAGAAGGTCCAAGCCTGGGACGTGCCAGTTGATGAACTGGACGAGGCGGCGAAAATCGCCGTCCGGGAGCGCTTCACTGAGGCCCTGGCGGAGATTGATATCGTTCATCGCACCCGTGCGGTCAACGAGCTGAAGCGCTGTCTGGCTGTCAAGAGCCGGCTCCCCTTCATGCCCGCTGAATACATAGATGGCTACAGGAATGCGCTCGATGACGTCACACGCATTGAGACCCTGAACCTGGAACATGCCGCCGGCCAGGCTCTGGGTATGGACTCCAATTTCCTGGAGCTGCTGGACAAGGAGCGCCTGTTCCGGGGTCGCCAGGAAGAGTGGCGCCAGTACCAGCAGTGGCTGGTTAACCGGAACCCCGCCCGGTCAGAGCAGGAGCGCAGATACGGCTACGACACCAAGCACGGTATGCACCTGGTGCGACTGCTCCGTATGGGCGAGGAAATTCTCACCGGCCAGGGCGTCATCGTTAAGAGGCCTGACGCCGAGGAACTCCTGGCTATCCGTGACGGTGCCTGGGAATATGAACGGCTGATCGAGTACGCGGAAGCCAAGAACAAGCGCCTGGATGACCTCTACACAACTAGCACCGCGGTTCCGGAAACCCCGGACCGAGACGCCCTGGACGAACTGTGCCAGCGGCTGGTGGGCCTCAGTGGCGGCTCCAGCATGGGCCACGGCTGCTAGCCGTTATAGGAATACCATGAGCGATCAAACCAGTGCGGGAATCTTCGGTAGCATCTTCGAGTACATCGCCAAGTGGCTGCCCCCTGGCGAGGACCGCGAGGAGTTTGCGGAATGGCTCTGGGACCAGAGCAAGGGCTATGACTTCAGCGCCGAGGACCTGGACTGTGAGAATCAACTCATCAAGCTCGGGCTCGCCCAGAAGCAGAAGGGCGTCGAGCCCGGCGACAGG